GTTCTGTGCAAAGTGGTTGCGAATAAATCATTGTTTTGAGGTCAAAATCTATGGCACCAACATTAAGCATGTTGGTTGGTCCTAAGGGATTTAAAGTCAAGAAAGTTGATTCAGGTGATTGTGAAGATGCAGTAGCTTCGAGTGGAACAGGAAGAACTGCAACTGGACCAATCTCTTGGGGACCCATAGCAGATGGTATGGTGCCTACTTGGGTGTTAGAAGTAGTAGACCTAGCTTGTGGTGAGTATGCTTGTGTTGAAGGCATTACTGGTTGTGGAGCAAGACTATCCATATTGGGTGTATCTGGAGTGTTACATGGAGAGCTAAGAATTTCTTTTGCTCTTTTCATTGCACGACCCAATGCTGTGTCCTCAGTTGGTTGATTGTAAGGATTGACAGCTGTTACTCGACTGAAGTATATTTCAGGATGGTTGTCTATAATGCTTTGTATATCATGAATTCCAGCTGGTTTATTGGGTATGAGAAAAACAGGGCTTGTTGTTTGAGTGTTTGTTATATTTGATGGTGTTGTATCATGTAACAAACTCTTCCCCATTTCAACTAATGATTTCATGAGTTCAGTTTTTGCACTAACTCCTGAAGAATCTGTATCGTATAGAAGACGAGGGTGACCTTTGACAAAAATGATAGTTGCACAAGTATGAACGTTTGCTGTTGTATTATAAGAAAATTTGAGTTTTCCAAAATACAAAGTAACGAGGCTTTCTAGTTGTGCAATGGTCATCTGTTCAGGTATTGATGCAAGGCAGGGAAGTTGTTGAAGAATGAAGTCATAAGCTTTTGCTTTAGCTTCTTTCTTGCCGATTGAGGTACCCGCTCCTGTGTATTTACCAGGAGGTATGTTAGGGTACGGTTTTTCGAAGATAAGTGAAGAGATACAGGTCCATTGTGGACCCGGGGAGAAGGTGTATTCATCCTTGGGACGCTCAGTAGCGCTTATCTTTTGGAGATACTCCAAGAGTTCATTGATAGGGTTTAAAATGGTAGGTGCCATGTTATACTTGAATAAATCTTGATCGTGAAGTAAATATTTTTCAAATTGTAATAATTCGAGAGGTTTGTATCCAACTAACTTATTGTTATATTTGGTTTTATCCATCTGGGGAGATGTTAAAAACCCAAATTTAAGGGAATATCTGATATGATCTGCAAATGTATGATACATAGTAGTATAGTCGGGTATAAAAAGAGATTTAGCAATAGATGTTGAATTTGGTAGAACGCTTAAAAGGCGTCCTATATCACGTTTAATAGAATTGTAAAATTCTTCACCCCAAAGAATTGCTTCCTGTAAAGCAATATCAAAAACTGCTTTAACGTGAATGGGTGATAAAGAGGGAGCAAAATATAAATGTCTAATAATAGAGGATTGTTTTAAAGCACCAAAAGTAAGTCCATCTTTTTCAATGTAGGTCCTACTAATAAAGGTTGC